CTTGAACAAGAGCACGCACCGTATTGAAGTCTGCCGAAGTGACGGTTGTGCTATTTAGCAGATCCGACATTTGCTTTGGCGCAACAACAATAAAGCGCTTGATACTCGGGTCTACAGATCCTTCATCGAGGATTTGCTTTGCCGAAATCAGCTTTGCCAGGGTAAGCCCCGCGCCGCCATGTGCCACGACATTCCCTGATGGGAAAGATACGCTTGTCCCGCCATCTTTGCCGGTCTTAGCATCTGCAAAAGCCGCCGCGATGATCGTATCATCCATTCGACGACCCATTGCTGCAGCACCCGCGCGAACATAAGTTGATTGCGGAGATTGCAACATACGGATCTTATCTTCGTCATCAATAAGATCTGCATATACATAATCACGAAGGGCAACTTGACGCCTCGCATGGGGTGTATCTTGGATTGGTGTATCCTGGTGCCGCGTTGTTTTCTCGATAGCCGAAACTGCTCCGACTTGATCAAAGACATTACCTTCGCCTGGGCTCGCTAAAACCAGACCGCCGTTTCCTCGGCTGCTATGAGTTTCCCCATAGATGAGACTATATCACCACCCTAAAACTAGGGTGCTATGCGCTTCGGGCCGCTTGGCCCTACTCCCTTGCGGGATAGTCGTTGAACCTTCCTCGTTAGAGGCTTGGCTGCTGATTGCCCTCGGCTTTACGTTAGGGGTTCCCAGACAATTCACATAGTTTGCAATGCCCATTACTGAGCAAGGGCGCTCAACTTAACGCTTTCTCGCCTGTGACGCTTTCCTCGTCCACGCAAGCGCGGAGTAAAGATCCTTGCTGTTGAGACAGCATTTGGATATTAGCAGAAAACTGGTTCACAAACGCCTGTGTGATTTCGCTCGACATAATCGAACTCCTTCATTATAAACGATTGATTTTTCAGGGTTTTTTCGCTGCGGTTATCCATAATGGGCCGTGCTCAACGCTTAGGTTCGTTACTCCACTTGTCGCTGGGGCTTAGAAAGATCTAGGCTTATCCAGCTTCACCGCTCTGAATCCGAAATAGTCTTGAGGCTTCAGCAACGTATGTTAGGTGTTCGGGGTGGCGATGATCCCGGTAAGGGCCGCTCGCCATGATTTCAGGGATCTTTCGACCCGCTTCCTCTGAGGTCATAACGAGCTCAGTAGGTTCACCGATTATTTGATCTTCGCCAATTTGCTTGGCAAACGCGCTAAACATGCGGATAATATCAGGATGATCACCCAATAATCTGCCATCTGCGAGCTCGATTTCATTCAGCATTTCCGATTTATTGCCGAGCAATTGCCGGGCTGCGCCATCTGCGAGCTTTAGTTGTTGGTCAAAAGCCGGGCCGTATTCTTTTCTTAGCTCTAGCTCGCCTTCATGCGTGAGCGTTTCAGCCTGGGCATAGCGATCCTCCTGCATTTGATCCAGGGAGCTATCCATGAAAGACGCGATAGTTTGGGCTTGTTTGTTATTAAGCCCCGCCGCATGTGCGCTTTCTCGAAACGCCTCGAGTGTGCTATCCGCAAGCTGCCCTTCCAGGCTGATTTCATAGTTTGTAGATGCCTCTGGCCTTCCCGCTGCGCTGTAGAAATCACTCCATTGATCGTCCGACCAATTCTCAGAAGGCCGGGCCATATTATCAGCGCCGACCATTCGCTCTAGGTGCGTGTATGATTTCGCAAGATTGTTAACGTCTTTGAACTTTTGTAAGCTCGGGTTGCCTCTGTTTTCTTCGTTTAGGGTATCTAAAAAGCCTAGCTCAACCGGGGCTTCCATTGCTATCTCTTGAGATCCCTCTGCCGGGATTGCCTCGTCGCTCATGTTTAATTACCTTTTGGTTTGCTTTCCTCGGTGATCATCCTGGCGATATGCAGCATGGCGCTGCGCTGACCTTCAAGGAAAGCCGATTGATAAGGGTCGCCAGGAACAAAGGTTGTTTGATCGTAATTCAGCCGGGCTTTTAGATCTGCCAGGACAATATCTCCGTCACCGTCTGAGTTAAAAACAAGACGGTACGAGCGTTTTACATCTTCTATTTTCTTCATTGCGGCAGACCACCAGGCAATCCACCGACAGCCTTAACCATTGGCGCGGCCTTTTGCATTTGCTCTGCTGCCATCATTTGTTGCTGTTGCTGCGCTTGCGCGGCCTCTGCCTCTGCCTGGGCCTCTCGGATTTCAGCAACTTGCGCATCTGATCTAATGACCTGGGCCGGTATGCCCGTTATATCGACCAAGTATTTTACCAAGCGGTCTGAATCAAGATAATCCATTACTGGCGCTATTTCATTGACTTGCATAAGCACTTCAAACCCGCGCAACATTGATTGCAGATCCGTTAGCTTTTGCGCTTTTGCCAGGGGAGATACATACTCAATATCTATATCCTGGCCTTGCAATTGTTCCGGGGGGGTTGGGAGGAGCCCCGCCCGGAGAAGCAAGCCAAAGCACCGCGATATCATTGGCTGCAATAGCTCACTTTGGAGGCGACCCAAAACTGGACCGAGTAGTCTCATGCGTTCTTCGCTGCGCTGCAGCACTTCCGTTGCAGTTTGCTGCGACCCGCCCTGGCTTAGAATTTGATCTATGAAAAACGCCTTGTTGATTGCTTCACGGCGCTGATCTTCCATCGCCAGGCCCAGGGGATTGTTCGCGCCGATCTGCATGGGCTCGAGCCTATCTCTGGATCCAGCCCGGTAGAAATTTAAGCTTCCAGGCGTTGTCCTCACCGGCAAAACAAAACCATCATCTGGAACCATGAGCGGTGGATCGATTTGTTTTTGCGCTGCGCGGATTGTAACTTCGCACATTTTATTCAACATTTTCGTATCTGGCAAAGCGTTCATCGAGACGGATCTTCCATAGCTCGACGTAGAATCCTTAGACATTCTGGGCACGCAAAAACATAGCTCGTTATAGCCGCCTTCGCTCAAAAGCATCTTTGTATCTGCGTGATAATACACAGAGGCAAAGGGCTTAGACATTTTGGAAAGCTTGCCGGTTGTTTCACCTCGAGGAAACACCGCATGAATAATATCGTGCTCGTTATATTGATCGTTTTTTAGATCTTTTAGACATGCCTGGGGAAGCTTATCTTCGCCAAACCGCTGAGCCATTGCCCGGGCAGACAGACGAAACTTACGAAACACCGTATCCACAACGTCATTTGCGTTCTGGGATATGTAAATCTCAGCAATATGCCTGGATTGAAACCGCAATCCGTCCTGATCGCCCTCGATATACATTGCTGCAGTACCGAAAGTTACCAAATCGTAATATAACTCATGCACTTCTTGCTGAAAGTTAGACCGATTGAACTGTTGATACATTTGATCAATAGCAAGCTCGAGCCATTCATTAAGCTCATCATCACCCTGCAGCAATGGATCTCTGTATCGCATAGAAAACCAGGGCGTTGAGGGGCTTGTGAGCATGCCATGCAATGAGCTGGCAAGTAATTCTACAGCATGTATTGCCGTCCCATCAAAAATTCTTTCTGTTCTTTTATCGCCAGGGGTGCGTTTTTTAGTAATGTCTGCCTTTCTAGGCAACATAAAGTCAGCGAGCTCCTGCCAATGAGATTCCCAGTTACTGCGCTGCGTTTGTAATTGCTGAAAGCGCCTGTCCAGGTTGGCAACCATTGGCTTAACTTGCATTAATACAGCCCATATTGTTGCATCATTGATCGCCTTTTGGCTTTCTTCGGATCCCCGCCCTTGCCCTTGCCAGCCATCTTTTGATTAAGACGCTCGAGCGGATCCACGGTATCCCTGCGCTTTGCTGGCTGAGAGGCTTTCGCGCCCATTTCACCGGCAATATTGCGCTTTTTCATCATCATCATCTGATTAATCCACCCATCAAAGAGCGTTTCTTTCGCGTGCTATCCTCACCAGCAAGCAACCCTTTTGCGCTTGTGGCAATTGTTGAGGATCTGCCTTTTCTATTTGCATCGAGTAAGGCTTGTTCAGTTTCGCCAACTGCATCAGGATCAGGCAAATCAGGCGCAGATCCTACGCCACCAACGCCATAGCTAGGCGCTGCAGCCCGAGCCATCGTTGATTGCCTGGGTTGTGGGTTATTATCGCCGCCATATGATGCAGCTTGATCAGCCTCAAAAGCTTTTCTTGCAGCCGTGCGCTCATAATAGCCCTGAGTTGGCTCCATTTGCCCCAAGCCGATCTTTATATCCTCAGCTAATGCACCGGGCATATTCTTGAGCGTGGTTGATGCAGGGGTACTAGACGGTCTTGGCCTGGGACGTGGGCTCGTTGCAGGGGCCGAACTTCTATAAGTAGGCGCTGGCTTGGCCTTTTTTTCTGACGAGCTATCACCCGCTGCACTTGAATCACCGGCCATATCTACCTCCTACGCCGCAAAGACGTTATAGCTATTCAACGCCTGTTGCTGTGGCGCTCGCATTTTATTGTTTCCAAGTCTCAGCCCTACAGCCAGATACCTAAACGCATCTGCGCTATGCGATGACCAATCGTGAACAGGGGTCGCTCTAAACGTCCGTGTGCGCTCGTTATAAGCCCTGTGATACTGTCTAAGAGCCTCGAGCCCTACCTTAGTCTTATCCCTGTCAAACCAGCACTTAGGAATAAGCATCTTCGCGGCATGTATGCCATCCTCGAGCCCAAGCTTAGGAACCACGCGGAAGTTAAGCCCGAGATCATAAGCAATCTCGCGCCTGGACTTCCCGCTACCAAGCTCCCGCTGCTCAATGTCATGCGGCGCAAAGTGATCCTGGTACAAGTACCCTTTCTGAGAAAGAACCTTGCAATAGTGCGGCAAGCCCTCGCCTCGAGCCTCATAGTAATCAATCACATGAACAGCTCGCCCGGCAGTCTGCACAAAGAATACAGCAGTGCTATCGCCTACGCCGAGATCCCAAAACGTCGAGACACGCAACGCAGGATCATACGGCACATTGGTCACCCTGCCATCGTCCTCAGCCTGCTCAAGCTCCTTGCCATAAATGCTACCAGGCACATTCGCTTGCCAAGAACACTCAAACTCCTGGGCATACTGATCAGGGCTCATCATCTTCTGAGCAGCCTCTAGCTCCTCGCGATCAAGCAACCCCGTCTCACTGGCCTTGTGAACAACAGCAAGCCATTCATCGTCGCCCTTAGCTTGCTCATACAGCTCATAGAAAGCGTTATGTCCCTGCGGCGTGCCAATGAAACAACACCAGCCCTTAGACGTAGATAGACTTGGCCTGATCACCTCGGGAAAGACGCTCTCAGGCATATTAGCGTATTCGTCCATCACAACGCCATGAAGCTCAAGACCTCGCAATGCCTGGCCGTTCTCAGCGCCCAACAAGCTTATCCTAGCGCCGTTAGGTAAATCACAACGAAGCTCAGTCTCATTGAACCGCACGCCAGGAATAGATCCAGCATACTGCTTAAGCAAAT